CAAAATGAGGGTATCATTATGGTCTTTTTATACCTATACTTACTGTCTAGCGACAGCTTAGGAAAAGCTTTGAGCACTTTCTCTGTAAGGTAGCCTATCTTATTGTCTAGTAGAGCTGTCATGCCTGCCTCATTCAAAACGTCCTTGAAATACACAACCTTGTCATGCATCCTGGCACGAGCTGTATGGGCCTCCTGAACACTCAACAACCATACAGATTGGTATTGCATTATCCTTGTTTGATCCTTAAAAAGGTTCTTCTCAGCGTATTCACTGTATGGTAAACTGAAATCAAAGCAGTCATTAAAGTCTCTGCATATAATGCCATAAAGCCTACGCCAGTCTTCTATAGGGAAAAAATCAAAAATATTGCCAACAAAATCGTTTGTTTTAGACTTAGCGTACCAACCAAACAAAGGGATCCTTACAAAGTCATATTCGGACGAGTTTCCTCCAAGTTTTGCCACCACACTAGGTAAGTTGATTTTAGAATTGAAACTGTTTAATAACATAGATAAAATAGATAATAATTATGAAAATTGCGTTTGACCAACAAAGTGACTACTCCGGCAAGGAAATGTATAACATGTTTAGGGACGTAGAACTACCTGAATATGTAAAGACTGCCGAAGTTGACGATGCATACGAGCTGCACAAGCTGCCCAAGACTGCTTTCGCAGATCCAGATCGGATGATATATCCTATTAATAGCCCTGCTTCTGTATACATCTCAAATGCGCACTTTATCAACAAAAGAGCTGATATTGTTAAGCTATATGGAGAAGACTATGCTAGTCAACTGCAAAACAATATTGAAAAGGCTGCAGAGATACTTGAAATCACTGAAGACCTGCAAGATTATAATAATAGATTGAATGTGAAGCAGGCCTCCGACTATGAAGAAAATTTCATGGTTGATTTTAACGTGGACGGTATGGATGCCGCCATTAAAATGTACCCTGTAAAGACTGCTGAAGATCTATCCGCCGCAGCCGAGTCTTTCACCAGCAATATCCAAAACTTCCCTTTTGAAGTGCGTGTGAAATCTGCTGAAAATTTTGTAAAGGCTGCAGGTGAGCTAGGTGTTGACGATATGCCTGACCTGCTTATGAAGTATGCAGGTATGTATTACCCAGACCTTACAAAGCTAGACCAAGAGTTATGGCGCAGATCAACCAAGCTTGCCAGCGAAGCACATCAGGATATTTATGACAAGATTCGCGATGATCTTGAGAATATGCAGAATATCTCTGACGTGATGAAGATTGCTGAGACTTGCTTCAATATCGAGAACATGGAAGGTCTTTACGACAACGTCAAAATCGCTAAACTTCTTGGGGATCCTGTGGACATGCTATTTACAGAACCTGTAACTAAGATTGCTAGCGCCTTATCCTATGTGGAAGTGCATGGTGACAAATATAAGTTGTCTGACCTCACTAAAATCAGTAAAGATAAGTATGAAGAAGCTTTCGGAGATAGTGGGATTGATCCTGCAGACCCTGAAAAGATCGCTGACATTCTTCCTACAATGCCTCGCAGTGACATGAAGTTGCTTGAGGAAATTACAGGATTGAGACCAATCTAGTTCATCAACCATGTGTTGAAAGAATAACGAGGCTGTCTAGTAATAGGCAGCCTCAGCTTTTATATACCCTATGAAGTCACCCAAAACAATACTTGAAGATCAAAAAGCTCCTGCAGTAGTCTTGCTGGCCCTTGTAACAAAAACATACGGCTCGGAAGCATACGAATGGGATCCGATGACTTTGAAGGTAGAGCTACAAGAAGACTTTAAGTGTCAGATCACTGACCTGCAGTCTGATAAGATTCAGGCAGCAATTACAATACTTACAACAGAGCAATACGAAGAAAACATTGTAGTGTTTGAAACACTGAACCATCTACTAAATCATCAAGAAACAGATATGGATGAGATGGATCCTCTCGAGGCAGAGGAACTAATCATCGGGCTTACAGAAGCCTACTTGATCAAAGCTGAAGAAATGCAATTTTCGCCTGAGGTGCGCGTGTATGCCGGTGTAGTATTCTATAACTATGGCATGCATAAAGCTCCAGACCTGTTTCCTCAGGCACTGATGCAGGAAAAAGAGGGAGACGACAAAGACAAAAACGAAGCTCTTCAAGAACTATTCGACGAGAAGCTTAAAGTCACTAAACAATATTTAGACAATGCACAGCTACAATAACAATCTTGCAGATATTTACGAGAAACCCAACGCCAAAAGGTTAGAGCATTTATACAACAGGCTTTTTCAAAACATACCAACTACAGTTACCTTCTCAGATAACTTTGAGATGGATTCTTTGAAGGCTATCGAAGAGCATTTTGATATCTTCACAAGCGACATAACAGTAGTCGGATCTAGGCTTGTAGAAGAAAATGTGTGGGTGGGTAAAGAAGGAGTATATAAAGATATTCTACTACACTCCTCGTATAGGTCTCCTGACGGAGATCATCCTATGCTGGGTTCAGTCTTCGGTGCTAGTATTAAAAAAGAAGAGATCGACAGCTTGCATGTGAGCGTTAGAGCTGCATGTAAAGATAGAGCAGAGGCTAAGCTGTTATGTGATCTTTTGCTGCCGTTTAAACTGCAGCTTAAGAATAAGATCTACATGCTTACAGCTAGTTATGGAGAACTCAGTTTGTCTCCGCTACCTACCATGGAAGTAAACGGCAATCTTGCTTTAAACTATGGAGCAGATTTTGAAGATTTTCATGATAAGATCATAGACAGTCTCAAAACCAAAACGTCTGGACTATATCTGTTCAGCGGACCTCCAGGCACAGGCAAGTCTTCTTATATCAAGTATCTCACAACTTGTGATATCGGACGTAAAATTGTATACATCCCAGGAGGCATGATCGAGCAGCTCGTTTCTCCCGAAATGGTTCCTTTGCTAGTCGAGAACAAGAATATTATTCTGGTAATCGAGGATGCGGAGAAAGCGTTAATTTCTAGAGAAACCTCATCAAACACAGACATGGTACAGACAGTACTTAATCTGACTTCAGGCTTCCTAGGAGATGCAGCAAACGTATCGATTATAGCAACATTCAATACATCTAGAGATAATATTGATTCTGCGTTATTACGTAAGGGTAGATTAAAGCTCAGCTATGAGTTCAACAAGCTCTCGCTGGCCGATACTATCACGCTAGCTAAGTCTCTGAACTTAAATACCTCAGGAATTGTGGAAGGTATGACACTGGCAGACATCTATCATATGGAAGAACAGCCAGGCTATACACCTCCTGTAGAGGAGCGTATAGGTTTTCGCTAGGTTTCTATATCAGGTCCTGCTGTAGAGCTTCGGCCCGACAATAGACTCATGTCTCCTGCAGCCATGTAGCCTGCACAAACAGCAAAGACAAGACTGTGCATAGCATCATCTGGTTGTTTTGGGTGGTGGTCATATACCAGCTCCTGCCCATACATACCATCTCTTACTTCGATAAATACATTCAGTAGGTCTTGCATATATTCGGCAACATCACTCCACTGAGGAAACAGTATCTTGCCTGCCTTGAGCTGTCTAATTACGAGCGATATAACGTCAGATCTATGCAAGACCCATCTGTTTTGTCTCCAGTCGTACGTGCCTGGTTCATAGTGTTGAATCATTTTGGTGCGCCTGTAGGCAGCTAATTGAGATTTTTGTGGATTTGTAAGTTCACATAATTTGATGCCCCGAATAGGATCAGGGCCACTGTCAGATACACAGAAGGCCTGTACACCGTTCGCTTTTGCTGCAATGTCATGTATATGCGCCTCATAGTCATATCCTCTGTAGATTTTGGCCATGAGAACCTCATATACACCATCAGACCTCATAGCTCCCAACGTGGCAACAGTCCTAGACTGCGCCATACTAACACCCCAATCTACACCCATCGTATATATCCCAGTATACTTCAACTTATTCTTATCCAGAATTGCTAGATTTTTACCTTCACTATCACTGAATTGAGGACCTAGCACACATAGCTTAACAAGCTCTTCTTGTGTGATAGGCTTCGATCCTATGTCATAGGACAATCCAAAAGTTTCATTCATCACTACCTTTAATTCATTCTTACCACTGTGTACCTTTTCATATATCTCTTTCCACTCTTTAGGATCTTCATTGAAGTGCGGCAATATAGGCTGCGCCAAATGATATCCTGTGAGCAGATGACTTTCCTTAGGACTAGTGGACACCCATTCCCCATTTCTACTACTAATAACATTACCACATTTACTGCAACTTAACCCGTGAGGCCTTACCATCTTTAGAGGCTCATTACCTTCGGTCAATGAGTTCCAATGATTACAGGCTGTACATTTCATCATCCATTCAAGCTGATTGCTAGATAGCCATATTCTGTGAATAGTGTTTGTAGAATCCAATGGGGTGCCTGCAAATATCTCACGTTTATATGGCGACATAGCCATAGTTTCTTGAATGATGGAAAGCTGATCGTATTGAATGTCCTGTACTTCATCGTACACAACACAATCAATAGCCGGTCCGCGAGTTCGAGTAGCGTCATCACTACAATATCTAAATAACACACTAGAATGCGTATCATCCAAGATCTTTTCAAACACATCGTTTTTGAACCATCCTTTAATAAGCAATTCTTTAACTTTAGGGCTATCAAACCGTGGCGGAATGTAATTACTTGAAAAATACTTTGTAGTTAGTTCCTGCGGGCCCACATACATCATTTTGAAATAATTCCATCGGATCAAGTTCAAGCATATAAAATTAGACAAGAGAGTGGATTTAAGAGTTTTACGACTACACTTCAGAATCATTTTCTGTGGTACGTTATCGTAAATCTGCTTAAGCATTGGAAAAGCTTCAAGTTTTTGAAGTCGGCCTTCATTATCGTAGAGATAATTTTCTACGAAATGAGACGCCGGTAGAACTGAAAATATCAGTTGTCGAGCGAGAAACATGCTCTTTGGATTCTTCTTATGTAGCAGTTTCTCTACAGTATCTCTAATTTTATCATGGGCCATCATAATCGCAGAAAAATAGTAAGCCAAAAAGGACCTAACAGTCCTGTAAATGAATTATTTAGCTTCTTTGCCTCATCTATAGGCACAGTATTCAGTATCCTCAATAGACTAGGGGCTGACAAGAAGAAAAAACATTATAGAGTCTACAAACCCAGGTAAAGATGCTATAATTGTAGCATCATGAGTAGAACTATTCGAAAATACCTGGTCAGAGATAGTAGCAATAAATATAAGCGTATCGAGCAGCAAAAGCTGCAAGACATGTATTATATGCATGTTGCAAAATCACATGACAGAAAAATCAAAAAACAGGGTCTGCCTGAAGACCCCGCCAATAATAACGAACAGTAATCCATCGGTAGTAAGACGAGGTCGCCCTAAGGGCTCAAAAAATAAACCTAAAATCTCGCATTCGATAGACATAGTTAGTCCTTCTGTAACACATAAGGCTAAGAGAGGACGCCCAAAAGGTGCAAAAAATAAACCCAAAACTTCTCCAGCAGTGGAGAACATTAAAGCGAAAGCACTTCAAAAGAAGCGAACTTGTAACCAGGAAGCTGAAAAATCTTCAGAGCCTCCTAAAAAACGAGGGAGACCTTTTAAAGTACCGCAATCTGCTGTATCTAATAATCAGGCGGAGAAGCCTGGAAAAGACGTACAGCTAGAGGAACACCCTCTGCTCAAGGCATTGAAATGGCTTGAGAAGTATATGCATCCTGCTGAGATGCTATATTACCGCAGTAGAGCAACCAAATTAGGTGTGTCGTTGCATGTCGCAATGGCCTCCGACGTACTGGGTCTTTTTAACGTACAAGATCCAGAGATATGTAAGCAAATCAAAAAAAATAACTTCATAGCCAATAACAATCCATATGTCATTCATTAATAAATTAATCAACTATCACAAGGCCTGCTATCCTAGCCTCTTTGTAACTACACACGAAGAAGCTCGACTGACTAGAGAAATAATCGCTATCAGAGATACGCAGCCAGAAGTAACCGTCAATGAGTGGGATGTTCAAAACGGACTTAGATTCAAGTCTGGTCCTGTTGAGGTTTTCCATCCAGATGTTACAAAAGGTGTAACTGAATTGTTGCAATACATTCAGGCATATAAGCATGGCGATACAATCTTTATATTGAAGGACTTTCATCTACACTTCGATAACAAGCTAACTATCCGAATGCTGCGCAATGCTTGCAACCTGTTGAAGCGTAATCGTAACATGATTGTGTTTGTAGGTCATAAATACGTCGTGCCAGGTGAACTTCAGAAGGAAATTCAATTGCTAGACTATGATCTTCCAGATACGGAAGCTATCAAAGAGCGCGTTTGCTTCATCCAGGACAGTGTAAACAAAGAACTTGCTGCTGCAGGCAAGCCTCTCATGAATGTGGATAGTCATATTGTAGAGAGTACGGTCGAAGCAGCTAAGGGTATGACTGCACACGAAGTGGAGAATGCTCTAGCACTAGCATTTACTGCGGTAGGTAAATTCGATAACGTGTTCGTTGAATGTGTGTTTCAGGAAAAGATTGCCCAGCTGAAAAAGAGCGGGTTACTCACCTACATGGAACCGAATATCACCTTCGACAATGTTGGAGGTATGCAAGGGTTAAAGAACTGGTTGAATACTCGTAAAAAGGCCTATAGTAAAGAGGCTCGTGAGTATAATCTCCCTCTTCCTAAAGGTATGCTGCTTGCTTCAGTTCCAGGTGCAGGCAAAAGTCTTATTTGCAAGGCTATTGCCAAAGAGTTCGATTGTCCATTATTCTCCCTGGATATCGGTAGCGTCTTCGACTCTCTCGTAGGTAATTCTGAAAAGAACATGCGTGAGATGATCAAGACTGTTGAAAGTATCGGCAAGTGTGTTATTTTGATCGACGAGATCGAAAAAGCACTTAACTCCAGCGCGGTAAGTGGTGCAGGCGACAGCGGTGTCAGCAGCCGTATCTTCGGCACACTACTAACCTGGTTAAACGACCGCAATAACCCTGCGTTTATTGTGGCCACAACAAACAACCATACGTTGCTGCCTAGTGCGTTAATTCGCAAAGGTCGCTTCGACCAACTCTTCTGGGTAGATCTCCCTACAGCAGAAGAACGCAGAGAAATATTCAATGTTGTAATCAAAAAATATAATCGTAATCCTCAAAACTTCAGCATCAAGACACTGGTTAACGGAGCAGAAGGCTTCACTGGTGCCGAGATTGAAGAAGTGTTTAAAGATGCACTATACAAGGCATTTGATGCTAATGAAGATGTGCATGATGGTCATATTATGGAAGTATTAGCAGAGTTCATTCCTTTTTCAGTTTCACATGAGGAAGATCTCAAAACTATGCGTAGACAGGCACAAGGTAAGCTTGTGATGGTTACGTCAAAAGGCGATCCAATCGCTGATGTAGAAAAGAACATGCGTAAGCTCAGTATTGCAATCGGTAACGAAGAATAATCATATGAACAACGAATATAAAATCACTGACACCTTGCAACAATATTATGATAAGGTGTTCCAAGACGGAAAATTGGTAAACATCCATATCGGTATGTGGGGTATGAGTTACAACCTCACAGAGGCGGATATTAAGCTGGATAAGCAGCTACCTGAGACCATCAAGCTTGGGAAAAAGATGCTTATTAAACCTGCTGTATATAATAAGTTTAAGAACTTCGAGCAGAAGGTGCGTAAATATCTTTACGTAAATTCGTTCGATTTTCCGCTTGTTAGTCAGGCGCATTTCGTACCAAAGACAAAGTACATGGCTGTCTACAAGCAGCTTAATGAGATGCGTGAGGAGTTTAATCAGATGACAGCCGAGTTCATTGATAAGTATGAAGATTACAAAAAG